TAACGGCTACGTGTATGAAACGTAGCCTAACCACAAACTTTGAAATTAAGAACTGCCATATCAAGGCTATGTTTTATACACCTTGTTAGCAGTATGTAAAATTACGGATTTGGAATATAAACTTTAAAAATTAAAACAATGGTAGATTTTAAGAAAATGGCTGACCACAGCAAGTTAAGAAAAGAGATTGAGAAAGCAATCAATATTTATAGTTTGGAAAATGGCAGTGATACACCAGACTTTATTCTTGCAGAATATTTGTCCGATTGCTTGCGGATGTTCGATAAAGCAGTTAATAAAAGAGAGGAATGGTATGGTAGGAAGGAACGTGAGTAATTTTATTACTGCTAACAATTAAATATAGGTCATCAATAATGACATTAAATGAAATAAAAAAAAGAGTAAAATATATAAATAAAATTAAAAATGATGATGAAGCGGCACATTCACAAGAAGACCAATTATACTATGATTTTATAAAATATGTTTCAACAAAATAATTAAAAACATAATCAAATAGCAACCGGCTAGCTACCGGACAGGCACAAAAAGAAATATAAGAGTCAGCATAGTGGCTATGTACACTGTGTTGGCTTTTTTTTTGTGCTTAGAAAGGAACTAGATGAAGATAGATTTAAAGCAGGCAAGATATACAGGATATACGCTAGCTATTAGGTGGACAGATACAAAAATGATCATGTTTGTTGAGGATATGGGCGTTTTCGAATGTGGGAATAACTAATGGACAAAATCGAACAAATGCAATCTTTTTTAAACGATTTAGGTAAGCTGTATGATTACTATGCGGAAGAATATGAACTTACAAATATCGAAGTTATAGGGGCATTAGAGGCATTTAAAATATCACTTTGTAGAGAAATAGAGCTTAAGGAAAAATGAGAATAGTAGATAACAGCGAAGGTTTTATCGAAATGATGCAGCTATGGGATTTGCAAAAAGGGCAGTGGATTCCGTTTAAGCTATGGCCTAGACAGAAAGAATATCTGTATTATCTTCATAATTATAGTTTTGTGGTGTTCCTTAAAAAACGGCAGGTTGGAGGGTCTCAGCTTACCGGTGCTGATTCGTTGGTGCAATGCTTGTGCTTAGATAATTTTACTGTATTGGTTCTTTCAAAGTCAGGAGCTGACGCAGAAGAATTTCTTTACAGGGTTGTAAATATGTATAATTCGTTACCAGAATCGGTTAAGGATGCAAGTCCATTAAATAAGAGACCTACTATCTCGGAAATGCACTGGGTTAATGGGTCAAGAATGATCTCACTTCCTGCAAACAGGGGAGAAGGTTATACAGGAGATAGGGTTGTAATCGACGAAGCAGCAAGAATAACCAAGAAAGATTCTCATCTAACTTTAGATCAGTTAATGATGAATATAGGCCCCGTTATTGAGAAAGCAAAAGGGCAGATAGTTTTAGTGTCTAAAGCAAGCGGTTATAACCTGTTCCATAATTATTATCAGAAAGGTAAAGACCCAGAGACCAGTATTAGAAGCTTTTTCTTTAGCTGTTACGACGATCCTGGATTCAGCAAAGAACAAAGGCTACAGATCATCAAAGATTTTGGCGAAGATCACGCAAACGAGAACTATCCGGAAAATGATGTTCAGGCGTTTCTAATGTCTGGAAGATGTTGTTTTAATAGGAAAATGCTTCAGTTATTCATGAATAGAGACTTACGAAAAGGAAAGCATGGGTACATCGAAAGAATAGATCAGAGAGTATTTTTTAAAGAAGATGATGAAGGATGGTTTGAAAAGTTTGAAGACCCGATTCCAAGCGTATCTTATGTTATAGGGGTAGATACAGCTGAAGGAATTGAACGTGAAGGAATTATGGAAGATAAGCAGAAATCTGACTTTTCGGCCGCTACAGTATGGAAAAGAGACGGGGATAAACTTATTCAGGTTGCAAGAATCAAAGTTAGGCTTAATCCTAAACTATTTGCCGAAGAAATAAGGCGTTTAGGTCTTTATTATAACTATGCTTTTCTATGTGTAGAAAGAAATAAAGATGGCTTAGGTGTACTTTTAGAATTAAAAGATACACTTAGATATACAAATTTATATTATCAGGAAAGTTATGACCCTGATACTGAAACACGGAAAAAGAAATTAGGCTGGTATACAGAAGGAAAAATCACTAAGCCAGCAATGATCAGAACAGCTGATGCTTTAATTAGAAGTGATCAGGTTATATTTAGAAGTAGCTTAACATTATCGGAGTTTATGACATTTGTCCGTTTTGCAGATGGAAAAACAGGGGCTCAAGAAGGCACACATGATGATGAAGCAATGGGTACTATGATTGCTTGGGAATGTTTTTCTAAGGCTCCAAAAATAGGCAGAAAGAATAAAAACCGGAGAGGATATAAGAAAGCAAAAGTAAGAGAAGATAAATTTGCTCAAATGAGCGGATATTAAACCTTAAAGAAAGGAATAAAAATGGCTAAATCAAGTATTGGTAAAAATTTAAGCAAGCATTTAAAAGAAGACATCAAACAAGATGTAGAAAATTATTTTAGACATGCTGTTGTTAAAATTAAAAGAGAGTTAAAGAAAGAAGACTACAAAGAAATAGCTGAAAAACTAGGTAACTATTTTTCTTTGTTTCTTTATGCAAAAGGTAAAAATAAAGTAATAGATTGGAATATTATAAAGCAAAGCTATGATATGGGTTTTCAGACTGGTGTCGGAATGGAAGTAATGACAAAAGGAGAAAAGAAAACAATAGGTAGATTACTGGCTAAGTGTGAGTTAATTGTAAAACGACTAGATAATAAAAATAAAAGACTAGAAGAAGATATTAAATATTATAAAGCAGAAATGGCTAAGGTTGAGAATTTCTTATTAGAGTTAAAAAAAGAACCGCTTGTAAGAAAAACAGTAGAAAGGATAGTCAACAAAACTAGACAAAAGGAAAAATAATGGCATACGACGATAACAACGAAGAAAAAAGTTTTAACGAGGATGATTTTATTTCATATCTCTGTGAAACACTAGATAATATCAAAAAAGACAGGAAAGAAATTGACCCATTGTTTGATGAGTTTTACAAAGATTGGCGTGATATCAAAGATAAGAAAATATTCCCTTGGATCGGGTGTGCAAACTGGTCTGTTCCGGTTACATCTACTCACACAGACAGCATTATTCCGCGTATAGTTGAAGGAATATTTGACATAAATCCGCCTGTAAAAGTTAAAGCTTTAAATAATACTTCGTTTGAGTATAGAGATTCTATTAGAGCGTTTATGAACTGGGATTTAGAGACACATCCAGAATTAATGGAGCAGATTTGGTATTTTATTCAAAACACTGTTATATATGGTACAGGATTTAATAAGAGTTATTTTGAGCAAGAAAGAGGCATGAAGACACGCTATATTGAGGCTTATTCAGTTAATGGTGAAATTATCAGGGATAGCGAAGGGGAGATTATAGAGGTTAGTGATATTGTTTCTCAAGCTTATGATCAGCAAGGTGTTCAGTACGAAATTGTTGAATTAAAAGAAAAAATTGAAGGATGGAAAAAATATAATCCGACAAATAGAACATTAGATATTAAAGATGTTTTATTTTCCTCTGACGCAGAAAATATTAAAGATGCTTGGGATAATGGAATAATAGCAGTAAAGTTTTTCGAAACTAAAGATGATTTAAGGAAAAGGTTGAAACAAGGTGACAATGAGTTATATAAAAATTTAAGCAAAATAAAAATAAAAAATATTAGTAACGAAAAGGACGATAGAGAATTAGATGATAGAGAAAGAGCAAAAAAATATCAACACGCATACAAAACAAAAAAGATACCGTTTTATGAAGTATATTGCAATTATGATATTGACGGAGATGGTTTTAATGAAAAAGTTGTAGCAATTATTCATCTGGAAACAAAAACTTTACTAGGATATGAAGAGTTTCCTTATGAGCCTGAAAAATGCCCTATCGTGGCCGGATATATTAAACCTGTTCATGGGTGCGTTTTTGGGATTGGTATCCCTGAAATGCTATATGATACCAAGAGAGAGATTGATGCTTTACACAATGCAAGAACTGACAGAAATGCTATTAATAATAATAAACCGTTAATGTACACTGATGCATCAGGATTTAATCCAGATATACACAAGTTCGGGCCTGGCAGAAACTGGGAAATGGATTCAATAATGCCGGAAGATATCAGATTTTTAGATGCTCCAAATAATGAATATAACAGTCAAAAAGAAGAAGATATAGTTTTACAGTATGCACAAAAGAGATCAGGAATAACTGACCATATGGTAGGTGTAGCTGATTCAAAGAATAAAACTGCCACTGGAATTATGGCATTAATTAAAGAAGGTAATATTTTATTTAGGCATTATATTAGATGGATAAGTTTGGCAATCGGGGAAATTTTAGATTTAAGGTGGGCTCTCTATCGTCAATTCTGGGGAGAAGCGGCTGATGATGAAGTTAATGAATGGGTACAAGAAATATTGGATAACCCAGATAATCCATTATCCAATGAAGGACTAGAAGCATTTAAGCAGCATATGAACGTATACATGACTGCGTACAAAGAAAGCAAGGATTATGAGCTTACAAAGGCACAGGCAACCTATGATATTGCTATGAATAACCCGATAATAAGCCAGTTTCCTCAAGCGTTAAGAGAATTTACAGTTGACTTATTAAGAAAAGTAGGATACTCAGATGCAGAAGAGAAAGTTCCAACTATAGATCAGATCAATGAACAGATGATAAAAATACAGCAAGAAGCAATTAGAAGAGAATTAGCCGAACAAAACCAACCACAAGGAGGGAATCCTAATGCTGGACAAGTCTAGAGAAAAAATGGAAAGAGCTGAAAAGGTTAGAAGCTTAATGAAGCATGAGGGGTATAATGAGTTAGAAAAGGAATGGCAAAAGATCAAAGAAGCGATGCTGAAGAATTTAGAGCTTGATAATGTATCACCAGAACTTCTTAGAGAGACTCAATTTATATATAAAAGAATATGTTTGTGGATGGATATTCCTCATAAGATTGTTCGTGATGGAGAGAAACAGGCAGTTGAAAAAGAAAATGAAAATCAATTAGACAAACAATCAACTCCTTTAAAAAGCTTTTTAACTAGGTTTAAGAGGTAAAAAACATGTCAAAAGAAGATCAGGTTAAATGGGCGATAGAACAGATGACGAAATGTCTTAAAGATGGATTTTATGGAAACTTGCGTTTTAATTTTAAAAATGGTATCTTAGTAAATGCAAACAAAGAAGAAAGTTTAAAACAAATTAACCCTAAAAAAGGAGAAAATGAATGATGATAGAAACAAAAGAAGCATTAAGAAAAGAAAATGAAGAGTTGAAGGAAGAGATAAGAAAGCTGACAAAAAAGTTAAATACAATAGAGTTACAGCATGAAAAAGATGTTACACACAGAGATACACAAACTAAGGCTGAATATACTAGACTTAAAGATAACATGGATGCAGCTGTAGCAAGAGTAAAAGCTGATTATGAAACAAAAATTGCAAGTATTAGAAAAGAACTAAAAATTGAAAAAGAACTTTTCGAAACAGAAAAAGAAACAATGAGGCTAAAATTTCAACAGGAATTACTGAAAGAACGTAAGCAATTGCTTGAAGAGAATAATGAAACATTAAGAGATTCTGTTAAATTTAATGTTGATAAAGCTATTGAGGTGTTTTCTAACTTAACACAAGTTAGAAACATAGGTATTGAAGATAAAACAAAGAAAGAAGGTGGTAAGAAAAAAAATAAATAATAATCTAAATTTCTATATTACAGCTAAATAGCTGATAGGGATAATCGTAAAGAACGAACCCCTGTTTGGAGCAATAAACGCTCTAGGCAGGGGTTTTTTTATTGGTTGGATGGATACCCTCTAACAAGGATTTCATCAAAAAAAACAAACAAATTTCTGGATACCCTCCCACAAGGATTTCAGAAAAACAAAGGAGAACCAAACAATGGTCATGCAAAAAGAAAAACTAGAAGAAGAGATAGCCGATAACGGAGTTTCTTCTGACATAGAAGTTAAAAGAGATGCTGAAGGTTCAATTGATTTATCAGGATTAAATCCATTTAGTAAAGATAATATCAAAAAAGAATATGCGTCAAAAGAGGAAGAACCAGAACAAGAACCAGAAGAGCAATCTTATGAAGAGGAAGAACTTCAAGAACAAGAGCAGAATGAAGATAACGAAAATGATTTAGAACAGGAAGAACCTGATAATCAGGGTCAAGAAATAGGAGAACAGCAAGCTTCAGAAAAAATGATACCTATGAAAAACTTCAGAGAGTATCAAAGTAAAAAAGATCGAGAGATTGCTGAAGCGCGAAGAGAGATCGAAGAGACTAAAAAACAGCTTCAATGGCTTAAGGAAATGAAACAAGGTGATCAGCAGCAAGCACCTGTTCAGCAATTTGATGAGAATGAGCCTCAAATGCCAACTGAAGATGACTTTTTAGAGAACGAAATGGAAGCCACTAGAAAGCTTTACCGTTATGAACGCTATCAAGAGAAGAAACAAGAGCGATTAGAAAGACAGCAAAGAGAACAAGAGGAGAGAAAAAGAAGATACGATCAGGAACATGAAAGAGATATTGTTCTTGTTCGCTCAAAATATCCTCAAATAACTGACATGAAAGGAAAGCTTTATAAAAAGGCTATAGAGATATTGCAAAGAGACCCTGATATTACAAGTTCTCCATATTATGAATCATACGTTGTTAATCAAGCTGCGCTTGAATTAGGAATTAAACCAATTACAAACATAAACAACAACAAACAAACAACTAAAACAACGGCTCAAGTTAAAAAGAAGAAGAGTTACATTCTTAATTCTAAAGGTGGAGGAGCCAGTTCTAATAACTCAGATAAAGATTTGTCAAATTTATCTTTAGATGAATGGAACTCAAAGATGAAAGGTCTTTTTAGGGAGAGCAATGGAGGATAATAAAAAATGGCTACACTAAATACCAACACTTCTACTGAGTTTGATAATGCGATAAAGGAGTTGTGGGAGAAGAAGGTAAGAGAAGACGACGCAAGAAGATCGTTCTGGGATAAGTTTGAAGGTGCTGAAGGTTCAGGAATGCCGATTATTATTAGAAATGATTTTACCAAGGAACCTGGTGACTTAATTCATATCAACACCATGAGTGAATTAGGTGGGGCTGGTATTACTGGTAATTCAACGCTTGAAGGAAATGAAGAGAAGTTATCTATTGGACAGATTACTATTTCGCCTGATTGGGTGAGACACGCTGTTGCATGGGATAAGAAAGCAAACAAGGAGGCTAACTTTGACGCAGTATTAGCAGCTAATCCGAGATTGTCAAGATGGCTTAGTAGATACAAAGATGCAGATATGTTTGATACTCTATTAGATAACGTAACGAACACAATCTATGCAGGGTCAGCGACAAGTTCTGAGACAATCTCAACAAGTGATACTTTTGGCGTTACTGAGTTGGATAAAATTTCCTTAGCACTTAGAAGACAAGGTGCTATCCCAATGGAAGTCCGTAAAAAAGGTAAATCAGAAATGCCGATTTTTGGAGTAGTTATTTCTGAAATGGACTGGTACAACCTACAGGGTGACCCAGAATTTGTTGATAAACTAGCAGAAGCAGGAGTAAGAGGGGAAGATAATCCTATTTTCACAATGGCAGTAGGGTTATTCCATGGAATGCTGATTTACGTTCATTACGGTATCGGTGGATTCCAGGGAACTCCGCTCAGACCTGAAGCTTCTTTGTATGGCGCAACAAATGACGATTCAACTACTACTATCACTGTAGGAGCAAGCACAGCCAAGAACTATACCCAGTTTTTTGATGATGCTGGAACATTGTCAATTATAGATTCTGACGGAAAGAGAGAATTTGTAACATACACTGATAAGACAAATAACACATTTACTGGATGTTCAAGAGGTCAAACTTATGGTGGAGTATCTTCTTCTGCAATTGATTTCTCTGCTAAAGCCGGAAGTTTTGTTACCCAGAATAACCATGAATCAAGAGTAATCGGGTTTGGTGCTGAAATCGCAGCCAGAACTTGGTCTCAGTATCCAAAAATGGTTAGCCAGAAATATGACTATGATTTTGAACATGGTGTAGGAATTGAAGCATGTTACGGACAGAGTCCGATTAAAAATTCTGACGGTGACACACCTAACTATCTTGTCTGTAAATGCTACGGTAAAAATCCAAGTAACACTATATAAACTAAACCAAACAAGTAAAGGAGGATAACAACTAATGAAAAAGTTTTTAACATTGATTTTGATTGTTGGTTTAGTACTTTTGCCGACAATCACGTTTGCTGGTGATAATGATGCTAGCGAGTTTAATTTGCATAATGCAAATAAGGTAAGGAATGTAACAGCAATAGGTGATTCTGAGGGCGATACAGTTGATGTCTCAGACAATGGAGAGGCAAAAGTTAAGCTTTTACCTACACTGACAACTACAAGACAAACTGATGGTTCTTTAGCAGGTACAGCTTCAACTTCAGGTTGTACAGTTTTTGATTTTGAGATCGTGAACCTTAGCGGAAGCACAGTAACTGTAGAAATTTATGATGATTCTTCTGCTACTGGAACTCCTAGATATGATCCGACAATTCCAAACAACGGACAGTGGCAAAAATCTTTCGGAGATAGAGGTTCAGCTTTTAGCAAAGACCCTTATATCGATTTAGATGCTGGTGTTAAAGCAACTTGCTCTTATAGAGTAGATTAAAACTTTTTAAACCGGAGGGGAGTTTAAAAGCTCCTCTCCATAACTTAATAAACTATGTTTGATACTTTCTTAAAATTAATAATCTTAGTTTCGGTGACTATAAGTATTAAGGGAATACCTTTTAATACTCTATGGTTTTACTTAAGTGTGTCTGGATTGTTTCTTATGTCTTTATTCTCAACTAAAGTGAGGGAGTTTAGATATAAAAAACAATTAGGGTTATTTTTATTTCCATGCTTTATAAATGCAATAGCACACTATAACAAAGTTGAAGTTGTCTGTTTTATATCTGATATATTTTTAGCATGCATAGCAATAGTATTGATTTATGAATATTGCTTTGATTTTAAGAGTTGTTATAAATTTATTGTAATAGCTGGATTACTTAATATAGCTGCTTTATTTTTTCAGCATTATTTGAAGCTTGTTTATAAGTTTAATGTTGATGGTAATTTTGCACATGGTCATGGTGGCTTAATGCAACACTCGCCTAGGCTATCGACTTTATTAGTTATAATTTTACCTTTTATGTTGTTTGTTCCAAAGATAGGTTGGTTTCTGTTTGGTTTAACTATTTTCGCGTGTATAAGTTATCAGTTAGTTAATCAGCAAATACAAACTGCAATCTTACCAATCGGAGCAATATTTTTCTGGATTAAGTGTAAAAACACAAAAATTAAATATTTTATGTTTGGAGCATCGACTATTGCTTTATATGTACTTAGAGAAAGAATAGCAGGTTCATTTGATACAAGAATACATATTTGGTCAGGAGTAATTAAGAATAGCTTTAATTCTGTTTATGATTATTGTTTTGGTTTAGGTCTTGGGACTTTCCCATGGAAAGATGCTGACGTTTTTAATCGCATGATTGAAAATTCGCTACTTCAATTTGTAATGCTTTGCGGATTGGTTTCAGTACCAGTATTAATTTATTTAATTTATAAATTGATTAAAAATTATCAAGAATCACCTGCTTGTTTTTCTGTTATTTCTTTATTAATGCTTTCAACTATCGAATATCCATTTGAGATTAAAAGACTTTGGATAACTATAATATCAATCATTGCATTTTATTTAATTGAAACGCAAAACCAAACAAAAAGGAGAACAGTAAGATGAAAAAAGTACCAGTAAAATACACAGGCAAAAAAGAAACAATAACTATTGATATAGGTCATGATCGTTACGTATTTAATAAGGATAATAATTATATCAATGAGGTTCCGGAAAAAGATGTTCCTAGATTTATTAAGAAAAAAGTTTTTTTACCAACAGTTAAAGAAGTGGTTAAGGAAGTAGTTAAAGAGGTAGAAAAAAAAGTTGTTTACAGAAAAGCAAAATCAACAAAAAAAGGTAAAAAATAATGAATTTAGCTGAACACTTTGATAAATTCTACCAGCTTACAGGACAAACTAGTTCTGATTTTATTAGTACAGATCAGCTTATTAATATATTAGATGATGCAGAGAGAGAAGTAAATCACGAAACTCATTATGTCCGTAAATCTAATATATTTGATTCAGTAGGAAATCAGCAGGAATACAGCTTAGATACTTATGCTCCTGGAATAATTGATTATTTTGTTGACGCTGTTTACTACTCAACAACCGATTCAACAGAACGCAGACCATTAGAAAAGATTAGTCTGCAAGAGCTAAACTTTATCAATAAGAGGTGGAAAGAAGATGATAATGTTTATCCTCGCTTTTATTATGTTGATCGTGAAAGTGGAATATTAGGTTTTCATCCTTTTGAAAAATCAGTACAAACAGGAACAAATTGTATAGAGATTGTTTACCGTGGCGAACATACCAAGATGACAACTTACTATGCTACAGGAACGATTTCCATTACAAGCGGAACCAAGGTAGTAACAGGATCGGGAACAAGCTGGACAAACAATGTGTCATCAGGTGACAAGATTGGTATAGGCAAGCTATTAGATAGCACAACAAGTTTTCCTGTTAAATGGTATACAATTGACGAGGTTTCAGGAAATACATCACTAACGATTACCTCTGATTATGCGGAGACAGATGCTTCAGGTGATTATTATATTATTGCCAGTCCATCATCTATCGATAATGAAATCTTAAATAAATGTTCTGTATATCTTGCTATGGCAGAACATTATCTAATAGTTAATGATGACACAAGAAGATCAAGTTTAATTAGTGAAGCATATATCAAAATGAACAAAGAAAATAGGAGAATTAACAAAAATCACTATCCAAACAAAGTCAACGTACCTGCTGGTAATTATCCTTTTCCTGGTCATCTTAGAGGTGATTATCGTAATGCCTAGAGATCAGATCACAGAACCAAGAGGAATTGACGTTAGCAAGTCAGCTACGGAGATTGACAAAAATCAGGCTCGTAATGCTGAGAATGTTGTTATTGATAACCCTTACAAGGCTATTACCAATAAAAACTTAGGTTTTGAAAGACAAAATACAAGGGGATTACCATTGAAAATTGTTGATATTTTTCAATTAGACGAAGGTGATGGAAATTTAATATTCGAAAGTAATAGAATTTTAATATTCGAAAGTAGTAATCAATATTCATGGAAAACAATAGGAGGAAATTTAATATTCGAAAGTAATCAATATTTATGGAAAACGTTTGGAGGAAGTGGTAGTGGTGATAATCAATATAATGTTGCTTTTATGGCAACAAGCTTTGAAAATGAAATCTATATATCTGATAGAGATAATCATAGAATACAAATAGTCAATTGGAACGGAGAATTTAAACGTAATTTTGGTTCAGAAGGTTCAGGTAATGGGGAATTTAATCAACCTCATGGAATAAAGGGGTGGAAAGATGAAATTTATATAGTAGACCATGGAAATGGAAGAATACAAGTTTTAGACAAAAATGGAAATTATCAAAGAGAATGGAGCTTGTTAAGTGGTGTAAAAGATGTTGGTGGACAAGATGTTGAAATTTTAACAATTGGAGGAACAGACTATGTTCTTGTTTCTTCTTTATGGAGAATTAATGACAGCTTTACAGGAAAAGTAAGAACATACCAAACAGATGGGACTTTTATTAATGAATATAGTGCTCCTTCCTTAGGTTTACCCCAAGGAATTGTATCGGATTCTTCTAGTAATCTCTATATATGCTCACGTCCACAATATGCAATTAGTGGAGAAGGTTCTTTAGACGGTGGATATATCTATAAGTACGATAATAGTTTTAACCAACTTGCAAGATTTGACTTTCCTTCTGAATATTCTTATTCATGGTGGAGTTCTGTACGAGGTTACGATCCTATTCCAGACCCTTATCAAATTCATATTTCTAATAATGAAATTTTTTGTTCTATGCCAGGTAATACAGGATATGAACCTGGTGTATATGTTTTTGATCTTAGTGGTAATTTTCAGAGAAAAATTTTTACTTGGGGTAACGACTCCCCGCCTACCTATGATCATTGTGACGCACCTCATGCTCTAGCAGTTGATAATAATAAAATTATGCTTGGTGGTTTTGGTGTAGGCGCATATTGCTCAATAACCACTACTCACGATTATTAAGAATTAAATAAATGCCTAGATACGAACATAGAATATTTGACGGAATTGAAGCCAATATAGATCAGGTTGATAGAGGAACCAATCAAGCCTCACATGCTGAATTTGTGGATATCTCTATTCAAGGCAATCTAACAGTCTCAGGATTAGGCTTTGAAAGGCAGAACACTACAGAATTAACTAACGCTATTACAGATATTTTTCAGATAGATAATACAGAAACAATAGTTAATATCTCAACTTTATAGGAGCTAGTAAGAATGATATTAATTGATACTAATGCTACAGCCAATAATAAGCCTTCAGTAGTTGGCTTTAAAGGGAAAGCTTTTTACTTTAGGGGTGGTGTTAATCTCCCTTTTTATACAGATGGCGAGAACAGTTATACTCTAATGCACGAAACGCCGACTGAGACACCTGCGGTTGACGTTTCACAATTAGGGAGTATGTCAGCAACAGCCGGAGGATTTAAGTACGCTACCACCGAAATTAACGCTAATACTGCCGATGGATATAATGCTACTACTGGACGATGGAATAATCCTCATGAGACTAATTTGTCAGCAATCAGCACTATTACTGGCAATTTTACTAATAAGAAAGTTACTGTAACCGTGGACGCTTCTGCTAAAAACAGCGACATGACTCATAAGAATATTTACGGCACAGAGGACGGTGGAGATATTTTTTACTGGATCGGTGTGGTTGCAGTAGGCACAACTACTTTTGAGGATGATAATATCGCTAGAACTGTTACAAATGTTTATGGAAAAGTGACTACCGCAGTTGACGGAACTCAATCGTATGAAGAGCTTCATTATCCTTGCTGGAATCATCGGTTTGTTACAGCCAGCAAAAAGAGAATATACACAGCCGGAGTCAAAGAATACAGTACAGGAACAGTTACCACTAACGGAACAACCACAATAATCGGAGATGGTACTTCATGGACAAGAGCTTTAGAGGGTGATTATTTCAGGTTAGACGGTGATAGCAAAGTATATATCATTTCAGACGTAGTCAGCACCACAGAGATCACTCTTTCAACAGCATATACAGGAGCGAATACTTCAGGTGCTGATTACAAAATATATGGCAATAAAACATTGCTCGCTTGGTCAGCCTTGCATCCTTTGGATTCAGACCCTCTCTGGTGGGCTTTCCCCTCAGATCACTACTATGAAGTTGAAGACAGCGATAATACTCCTTTGAGCGGTTTAAGTATTATGGGGGGAAGGCCTATTACTTGGAAAGAAAAAAGCTATACACTTTGGACAGAGAACGGTAATGATCATATTCCTACGAAAAGCACTACCTCAATCGGCACAAATGCTAATCGAGCAATTGCGCAAACAAGTTACGGAACCAGTATATTTATTTCACCTGAAGGGCAGATTTACGAAGCAGTTGGTTTGATTGCAGAATATACCGGAATTGATCTGAGGAAGACCAGGGACGGCATAGAACAAAGCAGGATTCAATATTGTGATGCTATATTCTACGCTCAAAAGGGATGGTATATGCTTCTCTATACCTCAAAGGACGGAACTAAGCATGACAGAATATTAGTCTATGATACACGTATCAGAGAATATGTAATCTTTCCGATATACGGAAATTGTTTAGGCCTTGTTAAAAGCACAGAAGACGGCGATACAGTTACTAAACCTTGGTTTGGTACAGAGGGAGGCTTTTATTACAAAATGCTCACAGGAAACAATTGCGGCGGTCTGAGCGGTACATTGGAAGGAACAGCTGATAGTTTTGGAGCCGCAACCTTAGATGACAGCTCAGCAAGCTTCAATACTACTGATGACGGTCTGAAAGATATCTATGTATATCTATTTGACACAAGTGGCGATTTTCAGGAAAAGCAGAGAATCAGCTCTAATACAGGCACACAGCTAACAGTTGATACTAACTGGACAAGTTCACCGCAAGCCGGATGGACTTATGAGATCGGTTCCTTAATGTCAAGTTGGGAAAGCAAGACTTTTAACTTTGATGTTGATAACCAGAAAACAATTAATGACTTTCTTATAGGATATGCTAAAGCTTCGTCAACTACCAATGTAAGAGTAGAGCTTTTCTATAGTCAAACTGCTGACATGGACGATGATACAAAAACAGATTATGTGACATTTGATTTAAGTACAGAATCTTATTACCGGCCGCTTAAATGTAAAAATAACCAGTTCAGATATTTTAAGTTTAGATTTTGGACTCATGGGACAAATAATCCGGCAACAATCTCAAGTCTAAGTTATAACGTGGAAAGGAAAACTTTCTAATGAGTTATGAATTACCGAATCCTCCAATATTTAATTGGCAGAACGTAGAAGATAGACAGCTACGGTATAGTCTGTATGAATTAGAAAGCTATCTCTATGACCTAAAGAATGCCAGAACAGAAGACCAGAAGGACTTGACTACCTCATCTGATAAGGTCTTTGCGAACTTACAGCTGTCATCTTTAACCAATAATCGACTTATTGGCTCCAACTCTGTAAATACATTAGTTAGCGTTGATTTAGTTGATTATATAGACGGAACTACTAATCAGGTAACTGTCACTGATGACACAGATGGAACAGTAACCTTAAGCTTACCACAAGATATCGATACAGGAGCAGATGTTCAGTTTAATAGTGCAACATTAAATGATCTTGATGTTGACACCCTTAACCTTAACGGCAATGTCATATCAGACAGCACAGGAACAATCAGCTTTGATAATGAGAATTTAACTACCACAGGCAACATCACCATAGACAGCGACAGCTCTAAGCTATATCTAGGCGACGATCAGGATATGGAGATTTATCACGATGGGACTAATGGGTATATTGATAATAAGAATGGAGAATTATTATTAAATTATAGTTCTACTGGAAATGTTAGGTGTTTTTATGGGATAGAGGTTGATAATTCTAGTGATGGTTATGGTATATTTGCTCATAGAAAAACCGCTGAAGGCGATGATTTTATAAAATTATATATAAATAAAAATAGAGAAGCTGTGTTACTTGCTGATTCTAATTATTTCTGGATACAAAATAATAAAACAAATGGAAGTTTTATATTA